GGCATAGCACGACGGATCAAGCTGATTAGAACAGGGTCAAATCCAGCTAGTCCACCAGTTTGAGTAGTTAGTCCACTACCAGATAATCCACTAGCACCAATAGCACCAGAAACATTACCTGCGGAACCGCCAGCCTCGTTAATCATTCCACGCTCTTCACGTAGGAATCTTTCTTGGTTTTCTAACAGAACTGCGGTTACTGCTTTCTTATAATTGTCTTTGATAGGTTCTGTACCTTCGTGACTAAGAACAGGGTTCCACTTTTCTGTCAGAGCTTGTGCGTTAAACATTTGTTTAATTGCTCCGAATTTAAAGTAAATTTATAATTTATTTCCAACGAGCGAGTGCAGCAGTGTACGCATCCATTGCTGGAGTTGTTACTGTTGTTTCTGCTCCCTCTACTGGAGTTTCATCAGCAACTTCTGACGTTGCTACAGTTTTCTTCTCTGAGAAATATGCTTCCTTGAAAGTTGTTACCTTCTTGGTAAAATCTTCCTCTGATACGAATTGAACTGCTTCAGCAAGTTTGCTGAGTTTGTCTTTCTGAGTATCTGCCAATCCTTCTGAAACAGTGTTCAGTATAGTTATTCTTGCAGACTCATTTAGACGTTCTTGAAGTTTCACATTGGACTTGACCTGTTCGTCTAGTCTTTCTTCCATCTCACGAATTGATTCAGCCATACCTTCTACCACATCCACTTTTTCGTCTGGGATAGAAATGTAGTGCTCTTCAAAGAGACTCTTAAGACCTATCATAAAGTCTTCAGTAATCTCATTCTTTATACCACGATCAACAGCTAATTGATTCTCCTCAAGCCATTGAGTCACGGCGTAGTTTACAGTTCCGTTAACTTCTTCTGCGAGTTCTGACTGAGCAGCAAATATCTTCTCAGCAGATTCGTTAGCGAAATGTTCTACAATCTTGTCATACTCTTCAGAAAGTTTTGCTTTGATAGCAGCTTCAAAAATAGTTGTTGCTTTCTCTGCAAACTCTTCAGAGAGTTCTGTTCCCTCAAGGAGGGCGTTTACATCGTCAGATACATCCACAGATTCAAACGATGGTTTAATTGGATACTTCACATCAGGACCTTTAGAGGTTCCGTTTGTAACTTCAGCACCTAGGGAATTAGGACCTGCTTCGTCACCTGGTTTTCCAGATGGGGATGATACACTGCTGTCCTGTGATACAGGAGCAGATGCCTTAGCACCAGGATTATCTTCACCTTCACCTTTAGCAGCATGTAAAGGAGGAGATTGAGATCCACCAAGATCGTTTCTTGATTGTCCGCTAGCTACAGCCTCTGGAACTTTAGGATCAGAACCAGATGGTTCATCCTTTCCGCTTGACTTCTGCTGTGGATCACCCGAAACTTGAGTTGGTTCGGAACCAGTACCAGGAATTACAGTTGCTGTAACTGTTGGCATCGGATCCTGATATTCTTTGAGAACATCAGCCTGCTCTGTGGCGAATTCCTCAAACTTTTCGTTTAATGTATTTGACATCGTAAGTCTTCCCTGAAATTACTGTGAATAATCTATGTTTATTTAGTTAATTACAAACCTGAAAGGAAATCTTCAAACACTCTCAGTGTTCTTTCCTCTAGGTTTTTGCGTGTTGCATTGTTCATGTAACTGTGATATTTAGCAACTTTAGTCTCCTTTAGTATGCCATTATCCCAAGCCCACTCTTTACCTTCCATGATACCATTAACAAAAGCATCAGGTGCGGAAGGATCAGCAACTATATCAGCTGCTGTTGCTAACATGAAGTCATCCATAACTACGTTACAGTCTTCACGTTTATCAATAGAACCCATACCTCTAGATGAAACACCTAATTTTACACCCTCACCTAGTAGAGATGATGCAATTTTACCCATTGGAGTATCTAAAATTTGTGCTTTACCTCTAAAGTTTGTACCATCTTCTGCAAGAGATACAATTCTATGAGAAACTCTATCCAAATTGACTGTAGGTCCGTCTGGATGTCCCAACTCACCAAGAGCACGTGATGTTTTAATGTACTCTTCGTTGTAACGATTGACTTCTTTTTGTAGAACTTGAAATGGATACATACGTCCATTACGGTTCTTTAGTTCTGATTGAAGAAATACTCCTTCTATGTACAATTTTTTACTATCACCTTTACCTTCGGTGATTACTTGTACATCTTCAATCGTTTCCGTTATCAGTTTCATCGGGCGTTTCCTCTGGGGGTTCTTGAAAATATGTCGCTGCTACTGATTTTTTATATTGATCAACAGCGTCACTTGATCTTGCGTAAAGCAAATCTTGAAGTTTGTCAATAGCATCGGCACGTTTATTATCAGCTATATGTGATACAACATCCATTACTTCAGCTTCGGGATTTGCTTGATCAGTTTTGTTCTCTTCAGACATAATAATTAATTATTTAGTATTACTTGTAGGTGCAGGTTGAGATTTTGCCATTTGGAGTTGCTTTTTATGAGCGTCATCCGCAGCTGCTTGGTCAAGTGCTGCTTGGTCATCTGCTTGCTGTGACTGGATTTCTGGAGCATACGCTGTATTCATACGATCCATCTGATCTAGTTGAGTCACATCAATAGGATCCATAGCAAGACCTTGATCAATCTCTTTCTGCATTTGCTTGTCAATCTCTTTATACTCTTTCTCAGATTGTTCAAGAATATGTTTGCGGATATATTCAATTGAATAATATTTACCAACAAATACATCCATTTGAGTTGCAAGTTGAATGCGTTGACCCATTAACTCCTTCTCTTTTAATTCATTGAAATGATTATCAAAAAGAAAGTCATACTGTATATGCTCTTTCATGTCATCCCAATCTTCAGGAGATATAACTCCTTTCAGGATAAGTTGAGTCTTGAGTATATCGTGAAATAATTCTCCAAACCTTTTACGTAAACGTCCAATGAACTTCGTGAACTTAAGTTCGTCACGGAGGACTTCAGTTGTTTTTCCAAGATTGAATCCTTTGTTATCATCTGTAAGACGACTAGGTGGTAAATTAAGTGAGTTATATAACTTTTTCTTAAAGTACTCAACATCCTTAAGTTCACCAAGATTTTGTCCAGCTGGTAAAGTAGTAATTTCAGTTCCACGACCTCCTTCTCTTCTAGGTAACCAGAAATCCTCAAGCATACTCATATGCTTTTTATCATCACGGATCTCACCAGTGCTTGCATCGTAAACTAATTTATTACGATAACGTGCCATTACATCACGTAAGTATTGTTCTGCCTTTACCTTTGGAAGGTTACCTACATCAATGTAGAAGATTCTTCTTTCTGGTGCTCTTGATAATCTGTAGATAACAAGTGCATCTTCAATCATACGAAGTTGATTAAGACCCTTGATTGCTTTATGAAGATATGATAATGTTAAATGTTTATTTCTATCTACTAATCCAGATGTAATATAGGTTACAGCATCGGGTGCAATTTTGATTGTTTTTTGTGAGTTTGAACTATATGATTTCTTATCAGGACTAAACGCAAAAAATTCATCGATCTGAGGATCTTTTAATTGGATTGTATTATTTCTACCAGGCACATAATTTTGTGCAATTTGTAACTCATTGCCCTTTTCTTTTTTAAGGACTCTCATATATTTCACTTTCATGGCATCCATGTGCCTTACTTCTTTAATTCCTTCTGAAGGATTATCTAAATCAATTACCTTATGATAATAAACTCTTCCGTCAACATACCAATTACGGAATATCTCATGACACTTCTTATCAAATTGTAAAAGATCTTTTATATATTTGAACTCTTCTCTAATAATTTTCTTTAGTGATTCACTAGCATTAAGATTAGATAACTCAATCTCAACTGGAGAATCGTTTAAGTCTGATACTATTGCTTCGTTTACAACATCTTCAATTGCATTGTCACACTCTGGGTGCAATGCCATCTCACGATATCTACGCATTAAATCGTGTTCGCTTTTAAAGACACCTTCAATATCTACGTACTGACCGTAAAAACCGCTACTCAAATAATAGTCAACCCCGTCCTCATTGTTCTGAGGTACGGGGGAGACTAAGCCCTTTGGCTTTTTATCGCCATCATCAATTGAAAATCCAAACAGTTTCGCCATCGTATAGTTAAACTTTTTTTACTGTTTAACTATTTATCACTCTACAGATCCGCCATTTCCACCTGCTTCCCACCACTGAACTTGTAGTTCAACAGTAAACTCTTCGATAGTGTCGGTTGTTTCATAAGAAACTTCGATCGGTGCTACCTGAGTTGGGAAGATATTATAGAAGTGATACGTTCTTAAAATAGGTAACGTGTCACCACTTGGTTGCTCACCATTAGGTGAAACATCTGCTCTGCCGAGTTGATGAATCCAAGCATCTACTTGGTAATCTTCAGGACTTGTTCTACCTGAAGCATCTGATACTTTATTAATAAAGTTCATCCATCTTTCAAAAGAAGAACGAAGTGCGAAATCAGTATCGTTAATAACTGTGACTGTCCATGCATCAAATGTTCTGTCACCAGCAACTTTCAGAGTTCTTCCTCTGAAAGGTACTTCGATTGGTGTGACATTGGATGCGGGAAGTTGTGCTGCTTTGATAAGGAAACGAGACTTAAGTTCGATATCCGTAACATCAGCTCCTACAACTCCTTCAGGGAAGTTCATAACAACTTCAAATAGGTTGCTTCTTGAACCGCCCCCAATTAGTCTTTGTTTAAAGTCATCGATTGTCCTAGTTTTGGTAGCAATCGAATTTTGTTGCCCTCTGTGTGCCATTGTTGTTTACCTAGGATTAAAATTAAACTCTACCAACGACTTCTTCAAACGAGATGCCAGTTCTAGTAGCAACGAATGTAAGACCGATGAAGTTGATGGAACGTGCAGGCTTAATGAATATGTCTGCAATAAATTCGTTACGATCAATAACGTCAGGAGTGTTATTTGTTTCATCACAAACAACCAAGAAGTCACTAATACCTCTCTTTGCCTGAACATCACGTAAGAATGGTTCAATGATATTTACAAAGTTTGTTCTTGTAATATCATCGTTGAACTCGAATAACTGATCTCTTGCAGCAGCTGATATCGCCTTCTCTAGGAAGATGAACAAACGACGGACGTTGATTCTGTCGAATGCAGATGCTTTAGCAAGACCAGTCTTATCACCAAATAGAATGATACCGCCACCTGGATTAAAGGTGATTGGGTTAATTCTATTGGAATAGAGTTCGTCTCTTGCTCTCTTGCCAGGATTGAACGCAAGTTTAACAGCATTTAGGATCGCACCTCTGGAAGTACCAGCAGGTGAGTACCATGGGAAGTTATTGATATCAGTTCTAGCACAAAGACCAGCGATATCAGCGTTCATTGGAACCCATCTAAACTCTTTGTTGAAACGGTCAAAGGTATACTTGTAACCAGAATCAAGAACAGCGAAAGATGAGGATGTAACAGGAGCATAGTATCCTGTGATCTTAGCTAAGATCTCAGATGTTGGGTTAAGGGCATCGTCTGTTAAGAATGCACCTCTATAAGGAGAAATGAATGCAACAGCATCTTTTCTTAATTCTGCAACTTCAATTAGTTTGTTTGCAATTGCAGCAGCACCTTCTTTGCTGTAGTTTGCAGAACCCATGATGAGGAAGTCAATTTCAATTTCCTCAGGATTCTCAAACAATTCATAACCAGCATAGATGTTGCCAACTGAAGCAGCAAATTCACCAGTTAAACCAGATGCAGCGTAGTTAACGCCCTTAGACATTACAACCTTCCAAGCACCTCTACCAGCAAAACTGATGTCTTGTGCATCTTGGTTCCAGTTAACGTCACTGTCTTGTTCAAACTTATCTTTCTGGAAACTAGAAGTAGTAACACCAACAGGTTGGTTACCACCGAAGATGTAATCTGAATCTTCGACAAGATACTTTCTATACCATGAAGGTGTTGCAACAGAAGAAGTTGCATCCTTTGCTTTGGAAAGATTAAAGTGCTTCTCTAAAATTTGACCAGGAACACCTGTAATTAAACCTTTGTCATCAATGACAAGGATATGCATTTCGTCATGTCTGGAGTTTCTCTCAGAACAATACTGAGAAGTACCAGGACGATCTGCTACAGCGTTCCACTTAAAGTTATTATTATCGATACCTACGTATTGGTTATCAAACCAATCGTTCTCGCCAGTGTAAGAAGTAGTACCATAAGCAACATCCGAATTAGTTAACGTAGTAACACCGATTGTTACATTGTCAACAGTATGGAAAGCGAGTGAACCAGAGTCTGCAAATCTGTAGATGCCAGTTGGTGTATAATCTACTTCAGTTTCAGTACCTGCTGTAGAAACATGAGAGTGGAATTTAACATCAATAGTACCACCTTTAGCACTACTGATACCAGTAATAATACCTTTGAAAAATCCATCTAATAGTGATGTAGAACCAGCACCAGCAAGAACTGTGTTAGCAGGAACTGCTTGTGTTACACCATAACCAACTTGTAGAGAGTGTGTTACTCTTACACTTTGTGTAGTACCAACACCAACAACAGATGCAAACTGTGTTGTATTAATACCAGTCATTTGTTGATCGGCTTGACCGTCAACAACGCAGATAGTTACGTTATTTGCCCATGTACCTGGTGTTTGTGCAACGAAAGAAACACCACTAATACCGTTTTCTAGATATCCAGTCGATTCAAAATCCAGATCGTTTTTAATTTTTATAGCAGTCCCCGTGAAGGCAATACCTGGTGTATCGTCAGCACACGCATTCTTTAGTGCAGTGCCGTCAGCTCTGACAACACGTAATGCACCTCCATATGCAAGGTATGAAGAAGCCGAAATCCAATGCTCATAATGTCTATCTGCACTGTATGCAGATCCGAAAATGTTGAGCAAATCTTGCTCACTCTCGATGAGTGTTGCTTGGCTTACAGGACCCTTTGCAAAAGGCGAACATAGCGCTCCGATACTATCAGAAGTTGCATCCACTCTACCAGTGGTCAAGTCAACCTCTCTAACCAGAATACCTGGAGATGCTAAGTTTAGATAGCCCATTTGTTACTCCTTGGCGTACTCAGAAATAGTCTAAAAATATTTATTCTTTTGAACCTTTACACAGGGGAAACTTAGCGTGAACTTACTACCAGTCAGGATATTGCCACCTTTCACTAGTTGCCATTTTTTTATTTTTTACCCTTTCAATAGTGCATTTTTTGCATTCATATGAATATGATGATTCAACTGGTCCTCTATCTTTCCTAGTACGATAAAACCCATCAACTAAATTTTTTGTCTGTCTACAAGTCCTACACTGTCTATCAGAAAGTAACAAATGACCTAATGACAGGTTCTCATCTAAATCAAAATTAGAAAACAAAAAAATAAAACATACGCTTGATAGAATGTGTACCAGCGGTATTAATGATTATGTGGATGGCGGGTTCTACAGATATTCTGTTGACGATCTTTGGATGATTCCGCATTTTGAAAAAATGTTATATGACAATGGTCCTATGATGAGTATCCTTTGTGATAGTTATGTAAAGTTTGGTGATGCTCTCTATATTGATAAAGCTAAAGAGATTTATAACTGGGCAAGGATTTTTATGACATCTGAAGAGGGTGTATTTTATTCGACGATTGATGCTGACTCGGAGGGTTCAGAAGGAAAATACTATATTTTTTCAGATGACGAACTTAAAAAAACATTAGAGAAGGAAGAAATAGATTTGCTTAATGAATACCTCTTGGATTTAAATAAACCTAACTTTGAAGGAAATCATCACTTACATCTTCATAGAAAAAAAGAAAATGATTTCAAAGAAAATAAGCAAAAGTTTATGCCTATCTTTAAGAAACTTTCTGCTAATAGAAAACAGAAAGTGCTTCCTAGTGTGGATAAAAAGATTCTACTATCGTGGAACTGTCTATATATAAAAGGGCTCATTAAGTTATACAAAATTACGAAAGAAGAAAATATTTATAAAGCAATCAACGAAGCTCT